AAACGACGAGTCCGCTGCAACGAGCGGAAGCCGCACGCCATGATGGGATCAGCCGGATCCGTCATGCAGTACGAGCGACGCATCCACGGGTCAAGGGTAGTCCAACCCGCTGCCTGCAAGGCGGCGATTTGGCTATCAACTGACGCCGTGTAATCGGCGGGCGCACTATCACACGGCGGCGGACCATCGTCACCAAAGTTAGCGGCATTGTCATAGTAATAGTTGGTGGGCACATAGCGGCACGGACGCCACTCCTCAATCGCATCCGACTGAGGGCGCCAAATCATCGTCGTCTCCTCTTGAGAAGGATACTCCAACGCTCCCTCCAGCGAGCGAAGAGTATCATAATCAATTGCGAGCAAAGAAGGAATCATGTGGTTGACAGTGGCCGGAAGTGTGGGGTCCGTCCAGAATGGCAACTGCTGCGAGCCCGGAATGAGCGCGCAGACCTTCGTGCCCGTGGCATTAAGCCGCGGGCCCGTGTACATGATCTTCATGCCGCCACTCACCTTGCGGTAAGCGGAAAACGTCTCGATGATGGACTCACACTCAGGTACTGGGGCGAGAGCGTAGACGCTCTGCCCCACCACCGTATTGAGTGGAGCACCAGCCGTGCTGTTGTCGCGCAACAGCGGGTCACCCACCTGCGGCATCGGATTACCACCGCCGCCGGTGAGGAATGACTCGCCTGCCTGGATCACAGTCGACGTAGCCCCAAAGAAGCCAAATAGGCCTCCCTTCACGACGAAGTAGAGCTCGTCGGCATGCGAACTAGTGCCTGGCCGGAGTGTGTACGATTGGGTCACAGAGAACGTGGCAGTCGGTGTGGGGAGAACACCAGGTATACGAGCACCACGCACGCCAAAAGGGTTCAGGAGAGACATAACGTACTCACCCAAACGCTCCTTGCGTTGCTTGATATATGCTCGTGCCGCTTGGCGTTCATCGTCGCCTACGTGTTCTGCAACATCCAGTTGTTCAAACTCTCGGACAGCGCGCGAAACATCACGAGAAGCGTCGCGCAAATCACGTGCACGATCGCGTCTTTGGCGTCGTCGGCGGGCAGCCGACGGCGCGTTTCCTCCTCGATTGTTGGTGTTTGATTGTTTGGCATTCATAATCACCACCGGGCCCCCCCCACAAGGACCCAGTCATCGATAAAGGAAATCGCCAGCCAAAGCCCGAAAGGGCTCGAGCTGGAGGCTCTCGATCTTGCTCCAGTCGGGTGCCTCGCGCTCAGCAAACTCTGCTTCAAGCTCCAGCTGCGTGTGGACGCGAATGCCCCACGCTCTCTCAAAAGAGGCGCGAGCTTCATCGCCCACTTCAACCGGTTCGGCACGCGTGAGCGTGCTTTGCTTGTAGTGACGCAAGAGTCCGCGAACTTGATGCCACAACCCATCAGCATCCGTGAAATGCTGAAAATAGTCGCGGTCAAACTCAGCGCCCGCCCATCGCATCAACATGCCTGCGTATGACTGGTACACAGGCACTCCGCGGTACATCAGGCCGTACGCCACGCCAATGGCACCCACATGTTCGGCGACTTGTCGGGACGACATGCCGGCGAACCGGGTGCTAATCAGCGAGCGGTAAACGACCTTCTCAGGAGCAGGGATCATGACCAGACGGTCATGAAGGCGGACGATGCGGGTCTGGCACCACTCGAGCAGCTCTAACGAGTCATCATCCAAGACAACACGCTGCTCGATACGCAGCACCTGACCGTGATCAGCGAATACACGCCTGACTAGCGCAATCGCTTTCTCAGCATCATCGCCCACCACAGACACAAATAGCACTGTGTCATCACCATCGCAAGCAGTCATCCAGCGGATCTTACATCGCCGGAATGACATGATCAGCAAGATGAGGATAATGAGGCAGTTACCCAGCGCCGTATTGAAATCGCCACTAGAACGGCCGCCCGGATTGACATACCGGACAGAACCGTCCATAGAGCGACCTCGGTTGAGCAGCTGATAGTCTAGCGCCTTCATCAGCGCTGACCGGTACTGCGGAGCAAAGGCATTCTTATACACCTGATGCTCTGCTCTCAAGATCTCAACAATGACATGCATATCAAAAGCTGTGCAGTCAAGGCTGAACGCCACGCACCTCCCGAACGCGCGCACCTTGCTCGCTATAAGCTCGGCGCGCTGCTCGAGATTGAGACCCTTGCCTATCGCACGTCCTGGTGGCAAGGCACCACCAGCCCGCCCGTGGATATCGTAGAGGAATGGCTCCAGAGCTTTGGTATAAAGCCCCAGGGCGACTCCTCCACGCAAATCACGAAACTGGATAATACGTGGCGCCTTACCATCAATCAACTTATCTGCCGGCATCAGCTCCGCTTTCACAAAAGCACTGAGCTTGAAAAACCGGCTCGGCACATCGCCCGGCGGCAGTGCTTCAAACGCGCGCGCATAGCGCTCGCGCTTGCGCCCGGAGTAGCAGTTCAGAAAATCTTCACGACTTAAAGGTGCTAAACTCCGAGGCAGACACTTGCCTAACTCTCGGACGGCATATCGCAATGCCTCAATGTTGACAGACGGGGCAGGGATCTCAGCTAACACCCTGCGCTGTAAACCAGCAACAAGGTTGGCTTGTGTGTTGGCATACACAAACCACGCGGGCGCAGCTGCGAGGGGATCCATGCTCGCAGCGTGCAGCCCCACAATCTCGTAGGACTGGAGAGCCTTTTCAACTGTCGGGGCCACTGTGAGTGATGCTCCTTTCCGCATAACGGGTATAGCGGCAGAAGAACAAAACTTGGCCCTCTCGACAGTGAAGCGGCAATCTCAGCTGTTCCCGAAGGCCCAGCCGGCACGCTCCTGGAGCACGGCACGGTCGCGAATCGATCGCTCGAGAGTGTCAAGGCGCCATGCAATGACGCCGTGGGCCTCAGTCGCCGCAACCACCAACCGATTGATCACATCCAACGCTTCAAAGGACAATGGTTCTCCAACAGAATGCTGCGTGTAGCTCATAATACTAGCAGTAGCATAATGCTGTAACGATGTCAACGTTGTCGGCGTCAATGATCCGGTAGGCGGCATCCGTAACACAAGCTCATAGAGCAAGTGCGCCGGAACGCAGTACTGGTGAGCAAGATCCCGCACAATGGCAGCTGGCATGGCAGCGGGATACACCCACCACCACCCGCGCCAAAGCGCAGTCGCTAAATAGCAGAGCTGAAGGCTCGCAATAATGCGAGACAGCATGGCAAACACTGGCAAGCCCCGCTCAGCGGAGCACACCAACAGCACCATCACAAACAGCACCACATGACTCAGAAACGCGGTCA